TGGCGTTTAGATGCCGAAATCCGTGTATATTGATGTACCGCATGCCGGTGCGCTTACAGAAGCGATTAAACCAATCCTGCGCGCTGTTGGGGTTCAAGGGCTTTCCAAATGGGCCTACAAAGAGCCGACCGCTATCCTGCCATCTGTCGCCCACCTTCAGCCGCTCTATGTTCTGTGCTGTCTTGAACTCCTGCAGCAGATCTATCACCGGAGCGGGCAGTTTGATATAACGTTGTGAACGCTTGGTTTTCGGCGTGTCGGTGTATACTCCCTTTTCGGGAGTGTATAGAGAAGACCGAGCGACTGTGATTACACCGGTATCAAAATCTATATCGCGCCACTCCAACCCGAACAATTCGCCACGGCGGAGACCGCTATATATTGCAAGGGTGAAAAACGCCCGCCAGTTTATCGGTTCATTCTCCAGCAGGCTCAAAAGCTGCTGCGCTTCTTCGAGAGAGTAGCAAGGCCGCTCGCTGGCTGTTACAGTCGGCAGAGATACACCGCGGCAAGGATTGCTGCTTATTACACCCTGAGATATCGCGTAATTGAGGACGCTGGAAACAAATGTAATGCGGTTCTTTATCGTCTTGCCGGAGATCTGTTTACCGGTGTTTTCATCTTTCTTCATCATAGAATTGACGAGCTTTTGGATGGTGCGTGTTGTAATCTCATTTACCCTCATATGACCTATCACAGCATATATGCCGGGCGCCATCCTTCGGTAATCGTCAAGGGTCCGCTCTTTGAGCTGATACTTTGCCCGCTCCTCAAACCATTGCTTTGCAAAGGCTTCAAACTTAATGTTGCTCTCCGAAACCCTGCCGGCTTTGACATCGTCCTCGAAGTGGACTACCTGCCGCCGCAGCTCGTTTTCAGTCTGTCGGGGTGTCATACCTTCATCGGGCGTCCAGGTGCGGTAATAGCGCTTCTGCTTGCCTTCAAGAGTGTACCCGCTCGATACTGTAATTTTGTATGATGTGCCGCTCTTGCCGTCGATTCTTTTGATCGTTGCCATAAAATAAAACCTCCTCAGGGTGCATTTGACTAAGCCCTGCGGAGATGGTATACTTTATCCGCAAAGCTGCTTTCGTGATTGTGGTGGCTGCGTATATATCCCGCTTCCCTGTTGCCGCAGGGAGCGGGATTTTTTATTTGGGGATCAGTTCAACAGATACGATATCAAGGAGTTGTTGGTCGCTTATGTATTTTTTACTTGGGTCAAAAAAGAATGATTCGGGATGAAAGCCTTTGAATCCTTCGGTTATAGTTAGATGGACGACTCCGTCGGGAATTATTCTGTAAAACATATAATCTGTGTTGGAAAGCTCGGTGCCACCGGGAACAAGGCTTGTATCAAAGTCAATAATAACTTTGCTGGACAGTAAAGCGGTTATCAACGGGAAATACATTATACGTTTTTGTATTAAATGATATCTTTTGCTGTTGATAGCCTTTTTTGATATTTCGCCTTTGAGCGCTGATTTGAAGGCCATTTTTGCCGGCATATCAGAGATGCTACGGATATCGGTAAGCTTATGCAAACCAATAAGGTGTTTAAAGTTTTCGGAGGAAAATATTATTTCAAGCACTTGATCATTTTCAAGAGTAACGCGGACAATGCTTGAAGTTAATCCGCGATATATTTCTGCACATTGCTGAATGCTATCCATAATACACCCCTTATACAGAAAAAGCACCTCGGATTTCCGAGGTGCTGTAATTTGCGTTGTGCATTTTTAAGCCTTAAAGACATAGTCGGAATCGGGTTCAATGCACAAACCCTGTGGAGCCTCCCCGCAAACTGACCGACGAAGAATACGGTTCATCGACAGCAGAAGCAAGCAGGACGCTTATCTTCTGCTTTAATATTATATGATTTACCTTGAAAAGTAAACCGTCAAACAGCACCAAATTATTTAATTTTTATCACGTTTTGTGCCAATTTGGTATCGTTATGAAACGATATCGTATCATTTTGCATTATTTTGAATGTTTTCAAACGATTTCGAATATTTTTAACAGCTAATGAATATTTCTCGCCCTGAGCGAGCTTGCTTTTTACAAAATTACAAACATTTGGGATTTTCATTTTCGAAATTACTTGACGTATAGAAATGTGCATGATAAAATATACTTGCTGTAAAAATATCGTGGTGATTGTTTTTAACAGGTTTCCGGAAAATGCACTCTTGCAACTGTAGTTGCGGAGTGTGTTTTTCTTTTGCTGAAAATAACCATGCTGCGTGTATGTTCTCTTCTTTATTGGACTATAGAAAAGAGATCATTCATTTTAAAAATATTACTTGAAGTATAATAATGATGGTGGTATAATATACATGCTGTAAATTTTGTTGCCTTTACAGTTCATTTTATTCTTCTTTTCTTTTGGGAAGATACACTCCGTAACAATGCGCGGTTACGTGGGTGTATCTTTCTTTTTGATCATAAATGCTTGTGCCCCAAATACGTCCAAGTGTAGTCGTCATCATTGCGGTCTCCTATTTAGTCCATTCGGTTAAAAATAGTTATTCTTTAATTTGGCTATATTCGCTAAAACGAATAATTTTAATGCGCCCTTTCGTTTTTTGGTATAGTTCATCTAAATCAGATTGGATCTTCTTTCTCAGCAACGATTCAATAAAATTTATGGTCTGCTCTAATAAAAGCGATATTTCTTCAGGTGACATTGCATAATAGCCTTCATTGTCTATGAAAGCATATCCAATTTTATCTACATTTGAAAAATATATCCCTTTATCAATGAGTAAAGCATTTATAGCTGCCATTTTTTCAGAAAGAGGTAATAGTTTCTTTAATGGGGGAAGCGAGTCTATAAATTCTTTGTCTTCGGGGTCGTAGTAAATAGTTTCTACCGGCTTATATTCTACTAAATCGGATTTCTGAACTCCAAAATAGTTGGCCAATAACTCTATTTTGTCTATTCGTGGATATGCAGTCGCGTTTAACCATTCTGAAACTGTGGAATATTTCAAATTCAAATCAGCACAAAGCGCTTTTCTATCTTTTCCTGCCTTTTCCATTAAGCGCCGCAAATTAGAAGCCATTATTTCTTTGTTTCCCAAACTAGACATTTAAATCATACCTCCCGTATCTATATTACGATAGAATCGCAAAAAAGTCAAATATTTTACGAAAAAACCGTAAAATCTCTTGACATTACGATTTAATCGTTGTATCCTTACATCAAGGAGGTGTTGAAATGATTAAGATGTCTTTGAGGGCTGCTCGTGTAAATTGTAACCTCACTGCTAAAGAAGCGGCACAAAAAATAGGTGTTTCTGTAGAAACTCTATCTAATTGGGAAAAAGGTGAGACTTACCCCGATGTGCCTAAGATTAAGAAAATAGAGGAAACATATAATGTCAGCTACGATAATCTTATTTTTTTAATATAGATTACGATTAAATCGTAATTAGAGCGCCTGTATTCTTGTTTCTACATTTTCAAAGACACTCATCAACGTGCAGAGCGGTTTATTAAATTTATAGAAGTGAAGGAGGCAAGTTAAATGCAAACAACAAATACTCCACCCCGTATGCGGACCATATCAGAAACGGCACAGATAACCGGAATACCTAAGTTTCGTATCCGTACTCTTTGCAAAGAGGGCAAGATAAGCGCTTTGCAGTGTGGCTGCAAGTGGTTAGTAAATCTTGATCGCTTTATCGATTATCTTAACGCCGCTCCGGGAGAGGGCAACTGAAATTACTAATCCATATCCAAGAGTAATTAAGCAATAAGGAAGGAGGGACAATCCATGAGCAAAGAATACATGCTTGACCGCATTATGGCGTTTCTGCTCGATGCAGATGAGCAGATAATGCGAATAGCATTCGCTTTTATATCCGGTATAACCACTAAAAATGGCGAAGACATCACCTTAAAAGCCCCAGAATTCCCATGCTAAATAACACAGATTTGCAAAGGAGGAGAATTGGGAAATGGACGAGCTTAAAAGAATTAAGCGCTATATAGAGGGCGTTAATCCTTCCTGTTTTGAAAACTACACAATGAGATGCGATGAAATTAAGGCTATTTCAAACTTAGCTATGGTTGCACCTGTTGATGCTATTATTTTGGCCTTTCAATTTGGACAAGTAAAGGGATATCGAGCAGCAATGAAGGAGGCAAAAGAATGAACCAGGACAAAAAGAAAAGCCCCTGCACGGCTGGCACCGTAACAGAGGCAAACAATGATAGCATTTTAAGTATAGCAGAAATCGAGACGAATGTAAAGCCAACCATGAAAATTGGCGACACAGATTATCCGATAATCGCCTATATCCGTGATGGCGCCGGTGCCATACCGTTGGTCGATATCCCCATGATGAGCGATTTCAAATGGCAGTTCGACTGCTTACAGGACAGGCTGATGTACCCGGAGAAATACCGCGATAAAGAAGACGTAGAGGCTACCATAGTAAGGCTTCGAAAGTGGTTATCTGAACATATGGTCGGTCAAACATATACAGCCGATGAGGTCAAGGCTTCCATAGAGAAAAGCGGTGTCAAACCCAGCGACAGAGTCGAGCATTTTCTGATCAATTTGGGGCTGTATGGATATTTAGATGCGTTTATCGACTACATAAATGTCGGAGGTACTTCTGTCGATGGATTTTTCTCTCTGTTATAACCTCAGTTTAGGATGGTGACCATATGGCAGATGTTAAATGGATCAAGCTTGCCATAGACGTATTTGACAACCGAAAAATACGACAGATCGAGGCTATGCCCGACGGCGACGCTGTTGTGCTTATGTGGTTTAAACTGTTGTGCTTGGCCGGTAATGTCAACGATAAAGGCTATATCTATTTTACGCCAGAGATGCCTTACACCGACCAAATGCTCGCAAACCATTTTAATAAGCCACTTACGACAGTACAACTCGCTCTAAGTATTTTTCAACATTTCCAAATGATTGACATTGTAGACGATATCATTCATGTGTCGTCGTGGGAAAAGTACCAAAACGTTGACAGTATGGAAAAGATGCGAGAGCAAAATCGTATTAGAAAACAACGGCAAAGGTCAAAAGAGCTGCAGCCTGCGACATGTCCCGTGACATGTCACGTGACAGTCACGCAATGTCACGCAACAGATAAAGATATAGATAAAGATAAAGATATAGATAGAGATAAGGATAGTCCCCCCTATAATCCCCCCAAGGGGACAGACGAACGCACACAGAGCGAGAGCCTAGCTGTTGAAACGGCAGCAGGAGCAGGTAACGAGAAGCCTGTAGACCACTCCATGACCTATTGTGACCAGCGTTTTACTGAATTTTGGGCGGCGTATCCAAAAAAGTCGGCAAAGGCGCAGCTGAAAAAGCTTTTAAAAAAATCAGACCTACCGCCGAAGTATTCGACGCTATGCTCGCAGCTATTGAAAACCAAAGGCACAGCGATCAGTGGCAGCGGGAAAACGGCAGGTATATCCCTAACCCTTCCACATGGCTAAATCAACGGCGCTGGGAGGATGAACCGAGTAGCCTGTCGCATAATAGCAGCGATACAAACAACATATTCCTGCAGATGATGCAAGAGGAGGTCTTGATATGACGAGAAGCGAAACACTTGCTGTCATGTCGATTTTGAAAGCGGCATACCCGGCATATTACCGCGATATGAAACGCAGCGACGCTGAAATTGCGGTCAATCTTTGGACCGAGATGTTCAAGGATGATCCTTCTCAAATCGTTGTGGCAGCGGTAAAGGCCTACATAGCAAGTGATACAAAAGGCTTTCCTCCGCATATCGGGGCAATAAAAGACGCCATCATCAAGATCACCAATCCCACGGAGATGACCGAACTTGAGGCATGGGGATATGTAGATAAAGCTATTTGTAACGGCATATACGGAGCACGTGAGGAATTCGAAAAGCTTCCCCCTATGATCCAACTGCTTGTCGGATCCCCCGCTCAGCTCCATGAGTGGGCGTTGATGGATAGCAATACCATTAAATCCGTTGTAGCTTCAAACTTTCAACGATCATATAGGTCGCATTTAAGCCGTCAGCGTGAAATGCTCAGTATACCGGCTGATGTTCACAAGGCTGTGGCACAGATCTCAACCCATGCTAATGCGCAACTGGTAGACAAAAGTAGACTTTTCTAATTACTCAAGAAAGAGCAACTTTAATGCTCTGAAATTAAATAAAAGGAGATAAAGCAAACATGAATAAACACTCACCGTACCTTTCGGACATCCACTCGACTCTTACGGAAATGTACGAAAGACAGCAGCAATACATCGATGATAAAGCCTCTGCGGAGGCTTTGTCATCTACCCTTATAGCCGAACTGGTTAATGCTAAAGTGCAGGCAGTAGAAACCTCCGCTCGCGAGGATATTCTCGCTCTGTGTGAAAAGCTTAAAGAGCGTGCGCTGCGATTTGCCGAGGCAAGCAAAGACCTTGTCTCTCAGTGGGATAACAGCGGCAGCACCGAGCTTCAGAACCTTTTCAAGCTCATAGAACTGAACGGCAAAGCTATCACACGATCTCAGGCCATTTCTACCGCTGAGTGCATCCGCGGAGATTATGTATCCCTTGCCGCTGTTGCCGGCGCCTATGACAAGGCAAAGAACGTGGGAGCTGCAGAGGAGATACGTAAACTCATGCCTGACATAGGTGCTGCCATGCAGAAAATGATAGAGGGTGCGGAGCTTGTAAAGGGTATTGCCTTCGTGATCGATAAGCTTACCCGTCCCTATTATGAGCTTTGTAAGGCTTTGGGTCATCCGTATAATCCTAATGAGTTTGAGAATTTCTTTGAGATGGACCAGTGGCGCCGTGAAGCCGGACTTATAAATTAAAGGAGGACAGAACCATGAAGAATCTTAATGCTTTTCTGAACCCTAAGAGAAAGGATAATATACGCTTTGTACTCTCCGACGCTTTTGTCGGAGATGACGGCAATCCGGTGGAGTGGGAAATGAGGGAGCTGCGCGCTGATGAAAGCTTTGAGCTTGCTAGAATGTACGATAGCAACAATCTTGCGGAGGTTATTCTTACTACCATTGTTCATTCTCTTGTTGAGCCCAATCTTAGGGATACGGAGCTTTTGAAGGCACTTTCGGCTCGCGAGGGCAGAACGATTTTAGAACCGACAGAGGCGCTCAAGGTCATGCTCACCGACCCTGAATACGCAAAGCTGACAAGCATCTATCTCGATTACACCAAGATCCCCAGCTTTAACGAGGCGATAGAAGAAATAAAAAACTGATAGAGCAGGGCGATGACGGAATGGCTCAAGCTGCTCATCTCGCCCTGCAGAATCACAACATTTTACCAAACGACTTTATGAAAATGCCCTTTTGGGAAAAGGCGTTCATAGTAGCTAGCGATATTGTAAAGGCAAAGACAATAAAAGAAATGACGGAAAGGGGGTAAAAACTTGGTGACAGGAGCAGGACTTCAAGCTGTTTTCGATATGAAAAACAACTACCTCGTTGAGGTGAAAAAGAATTTTCAAGCCCTGGGCGAAATGCGGCAACGAATGCTGTCGACCAATACACTTCTTATGGCACAAGAAGATATGTTTAGGAAGACCGGAGCGAGTGCAGCAGTAACAGCAAAAGACATTGGAAAAATGGCCGCTTCCATAGGGGTTATGGCAACGGCGGCGTATGCTGCACGCAAAGGCCTTGACGCTATGTTTGCCAGTATAAATACTGCAGCCATGCAGAAGATGCAGGAAACGACTTTCGGGGCACTTTTGGGCGATTTTCAGGCAGGGTCAGCGGTATACTCATATATTTCTGCATACGCCAGAGATTCCATGCTTGGACGTGAGGAGTTGTCAAAGGGTATGACGACCTTCCTTACATTCTCACGCGATATGTCGGAGCTCCAGCGCATGCTGCAGATGACCGAGCGACTATACGCAAAGGATCCTACGCAAGGAGCGGAGGGCGCAGTTTTTGCGCTTAAAGAGTTGCTTACAGGCAGCAAAGAGTCCATACAAGACCGTTTTGGAATATCGGGCTTTAACATGGAGTCGATACGCAGCAAGATGAACACAGGGAATATTACCGGGGCTCTCGATGAGATCGACGCTATAATGACGAAATTTGGCGCATCACAGGCGGTCGTAGAAGCGAATTTCTACAGCATGACATCCCAGATGAATATGTTTAAAACCAACCTGAAATCAGCCTTGGGTGAAGAAGCGGTGCCGCTGATGGAACATTTCGGGGCCATGTGGGCAAGGTTAAACGAGGACCTTGCCGCCGGAAAGTTTCAGCCTGCGATAGATTCTATGATAAGAGGATTTAATGCAGTTGGTACGATTGCGATATGGGCGGCTGATAATATCAACTGGCTTATTCCCACGGTCGGCGGTGTGGTTACCGCTGTATCTGCATATAACACGGTTATGGCAATTTCGCCGATAATAACCAAAATAGCTACTGCGGCGCAGCAGAAATATAATATAACGCTGGGAACCACGGCAGCATTATCCACAGCTGCGTTAGGACCGTATGCAATGCTTGCCGCAGCTGTTTTAGGTATAGCAGCGGCGTTTGGTCTAGCAGGAAAAGGAGCGAGTAATCTTAATAACAGTTTGGCAAATGTCCCTTCCCTAGAAGAGGCTTATAAACGGGCAGCAGAAGCACTTGCTAAACGGCCTGATATTACAAGCTCTGCACCGCCTTTAGAGGTGACCGGTACAGTTGGAATAAAGGATGAAAGCCTCAAATATATGATGGACTTTGCAGGCATGAGATATTTTGCCTCTTATTCTCACGTTGTCCCCCAAATGGTTATGAACAATCCGCAGATCAGCCAGGAAGCTGACTGGGAAAAAGGTTTTGAACTTTTCACAAACTTTATCGCTAAGGATTATTCGGGACAGCCTGCAGGAATGGGGGCGGGAGTGTGAGTTCGGGAGCGAGAAATGCTGCTGCAGCAACTGAGCGAGCGTTTAAACAGTTTCAGGATCAACTGAAGTCTCTGGAAAAAGAGCTCGATGTCAGTTCGAAGCGTATAGTAGGTCAGATGGCGGCTATAGGCCTGCGTGAGACGGTGAGAAACACTCCGGTCGGAGAATACAAAACCTCCGGAACAAAACGCAGACTTAAAAAGCCTGGGAAAAGCTCTTACACTAAAATTGGTGGTACACTTCGGCGCGGATGGAAGCTCAATGGAACAAAGCGAGTTGCCGGAGGATGGCGGAGCGGCTATTCAAACAGTGTGGAGTATGCTCCATATGTAAACGACGGCCATCGTATCGTGAGAGACGGTAAAACGGTCGGTTGGGTACCTGGTCGCCATATGCTTGAGATCGGAACGAGGGCAGCAGAAAGAGCGCTGCCCTCGTTGTTCAATGCCGAGATTGCGCGGATCAAAGGAAAGACTGGGTTTTAAATACGCCAAATATCCTTAACAAAAGATAGAAAAGAAATTTATTCTATACTTTTCTCAGGATCTATCTTTCCTTCCTTTTATCTTTTCGTTCGGAAAATATACCGCCATCTCCGATGCTGGGACATTTAACATATCCAAAATGATGTATATATCATCTAATGTCCACGACCGCATTCCTTGAAATCTTTGGCTAATGTAGGTTGCTGATCTGCCGAGCGCACGAGAAAGATCGTCACGAGTTATGTCGGCATCGTCCATAGCGTGTCTTAGCATTCTGTAAGGCTTTGCCATTTTTACACCTCCTTCTTGGCTAAACAAAAAGTCGGGCATTGTGGTGCCCGACTTAGGCGCTTTCCGCGCCCTCTCTGCGATTATATTTTATTGGGAGGGGAGATCTATGTCAAATGAAGAGTTAGCGGTTGCTATTCAGAACGGTGATATCGGCTATACAGAAACACTTTGGCGCAATGTCAAAAGATTCGTAGCTATGCTCGCTTTTAGGTTCTATGGCCGATTTCAATCGCGCTGCAAGCAGTCAGGCATTACCAACGAGGATCTGATGCAGGTTGGCTTTATCGCCCTTATGGACGCAGTAAAAGACTTCAATCCGGCAACCGGCTATAAATTTCTGACTTACCTGAAATTGCAGTGCAAGCGGCATTTCTATCTGACTCTGGGGCTACATACTAAGAGGGAAGCAAATGACCCTATCCGTAACTTTAATAGCCTTAATGAACCGTTAAAGGCCGACAGCGAAGATTCAGAACGCATAGATTTTATATCCGATCCCGAATCAGAGGCTCCCTTTGAGGATGTTATAGACACAATATGGCGTCAGGATCTGCGAGAGGCTGAGGAAAAGGCTTTGCAACTCCTTAACCCTCGGCAGGCCGATATAGTGCGGCGTCATTATTTTGAAGCTAAGAGCTTGCTTCAGATCGCAGAGGATGACGGTATCGTATATGAGAGTGTAAGACAAATAGAGAAAAAAGCGATTAAAAGATTACAATCTAAGGATTGCTTGGAGATACTCAAGCCTTTCCATGATGATGAATATATAACACTTGGTCTGCGTGGAACCAGCTTCACAGCATTTAAAAACAGAGGCAGCTCTACAGAGCGAGCTGTCGAGCTGCTTGAAATACAACGTTATAAAAATCTGCGAGAGCAGGTGCGGCAAGATGCGGAGGAACTGTGGATGCTTGTAAACACCATGAACACATGGCGAGAAGAAGTAAAAAGTTCAGGGAGTGTATAAATGCTTACAGACTATATTGATACCATATCAGCTACAAAGAATCTGCTGCGAGACTTTACTGCTCACGAAGCCGCGCTCAAAGGAGTAAATAACGGAATCACCCGAGAACGAGCAATAGCATACTTCAACGCTATCATGCCGGTGTGGATGTACATATCCGATGATGAACGCTTTGTGCTGAAAGCCTGCTTCATCGACAACGACGCTAAACGTATAATGGATCTCTACGGAATACAGAAATCAGCGGCGTATGAGCGAATAGAGAAAGCACTACATAGGTTCGCCCATCTGATATACTGGTAAAAGGTCAAAATATTGACCCTTTACCAAAAGAGATGTATAATGATTCTCCTGCATAAGGTCAGGTGTGTAAATATATTTGGGAAAGGCAGGTAGTGAAATATGCCGAAAAGTAATAACAAGAAATGCGCATGCTGCGGTGAATATTCATTACCCGCAGCCAGCCAATTTGAAATTTGCCCGATTTGCGGATGGCAAGATGATGACGTTCAAAACGACGATCCTGCATTTGCAGGCGGTGCGAATGACATCAGCCTGGAACAGGCGCAGCGGGAATACCTCAACGGAAAGCACAACAATAACAAGTTAGACATAAAATTTCGGCAAGGAGAGTGATGGGTATTATGCTTCGCTTAAGAAACATAAAAGTAAGCGGTAATATTGTGGAAGCAGAATATTCTCCTGAGAGTTCCGGGGTTTGGGGTCATATATCTGTTGACGTGAATAACGAAGAGATTATCCATTCAGAAGAAGTCAGTGGCTATAGTGAATCCTATCGCTGGCATGCTCTTTGGAAACTGATCGACATCGTTAAAAGCCACAGCGACGCAAAAGAATGCATTGTAATGTGGTACTAAAATCATAAAAAAGAGGTGATTATATGCATGCAAATACAGAGTTAATGTTTTGGCATCGTGATCCCAGTTGGTATAGGTTAAACCCAGAGACAAAAAAATTAGAAATGACTAAAGATGCTCCTGAACGTGCAGTTAAAAGTTTTGAGGCTTGGCGAGCACAAAATAACCCCGGATACGGAAATATTAATACAGGTCAATCCGCTGAAAGCCAAGAAGGAGGTCGTAAAATGAATATCACTGCAGAGCAAAAGGCTTTGCTTAGGGAGTACAACATTTATGTGTTCGAAGATATCAACGACACTCTGTTAGAATTGGACGCAAAGATTACGGAGGTTGGCTTCGACGATGATTACTCTCTAAACAAGGAGGGCCTGAAGCTCCAACGACTATACGATGAGCTGTATTGCCAAAATTAAGCGTCACCTATACGGATGGTGCTTTTTTCATGCCCAGACTTTAACCGCCTCAAAATAGACACGGTTAAACTGGTCGAATACGACAAGTTTAAAAAACTTTATATTCAAATAATCAAGCAACGTTTTCGTGACTTCACGAAGATGTTGCTTTTTTATTGCAAAATTGCCTACCGTGCCGGCGTTTAAATACACGGACCGCTGCATGCGCTTTGGCGTTTATTTAGCGCTTATTTTTGCTTGAACTTACTGAACGCTGCTTTGAATCGAAACAGGCAAAGCGCCACAAAACCGCATTATAATCACATTTATTTAAAGGTGATACAAGCGGCTGAAAGCAAGGTTTCGTCTTCGAATCCCGTACGGGTCACCAAAAAGAAACCCCCATCTTTGGATGGGGGTTTCTTTTTGGTTTGTCATCGTGGGATTCGAACAGCACGAACCGCCTGCAGGCGGGGCAAAAACATGCCGGGGGCATGTTTTTGAGTGCGCGGGTAGAATCCCGTACCAAAAGCGATATGGCATAAGCCGACCTACCCATCTTTGGATGGGGGTTTCTTTTTGGTTTGTCATCGTGGGATTTTTAAGTTATCAAAATCGCCTCCGTCGTTTGACGGAGGCGATTTACTTTACCTAATATTTACTTTACCGCACCCATTGCCTTCAGTTCGGCGATTTTATCTGCGGAATAGCCCATATCGGCAAGTACCTTATCGGTGTCCTCGCCTGCCAGCGGAGCGTGATCGCTGCGTGCGGGCGGCTGAGATGCCATTCTGATAGGCGGACAGGGCAATACTGCGGTTTCGCCGTTGCGGAAGGTATAATCCTGCACGAAGCCGTTGATACGCGCCTGCTCGTTGTGATGAACGTCGGTCATGTGGTTGAGCTTGCTGCATACAAGGTCAGCCTTGGTAAAAAGGTCTGCCCACTCGTCGGCGGATTTTTT